CTATGGCTAAATCTCCAGCATGGACTCGCAAGGAAGGCAAAAACCCCGAGGGTGGCTTGAACGCCAAGGGGCGAGCCTCTGCGAAAGCGCAAGGCATGAATTTGAAACGTCCTCAACCCGAGGGCGGCTCACGGCGCGACTCTTTCTGCGCCCGCATGGAAGGCATGAAGAAGAAGCTAACCAGCGCAAAGACAGCCAACGATCCGGATTCACGGATCAATAAGTCTTTGAGGGCATGGAACTGTAAGGATGGGGGCTATGTAACTGCGGCCGATGGCTGCGCTACAAAAGGCAAGACAAAAGGGCGGTATATATGACTCAGCACGACACAGCTAAAGCAGTTGCGGATGGCGCGGCAGTCTTAACAACTGTTGGGGTTATGGCTACATGGCTTCCGCCTTTGGCTTCGCTGTTCACGATCATTTACCTCGGTCTTCGTATTTGGGAGTCTGATACTGTTCGTAAAATAACCAATCGTAAGAAGGCAGACAATGCCGTCGACGAGTAAGAAGCAACACAATTTCATGGCGGCGGTGGCTAATAGTCCAAAGTTCGCTAAGAAAGTAGGAGTCCCGCAGTCTGTGGGCAAAGAGTTTACAACTGCGGACAAAGACCGCAAATTTTCAAAAGGTGGTGATACTATGGCTTCCAAAATGAATGCTGGCTTCATGGCAATGATGGCTAAGAAAAAAGGCGCAACTAAAATGGCTGGTGGCGGTATGCCCGCAGCACTGGCAAAACATGCTGGTAAACCCGCTTCCAAAGCGCACGCAGGTTTAAAGAGTGGCGGTATGGCCAACGGCGGTTCTGCTTCCAAACGTGCTGACGGCGTTGCTTCCAAAGGCAAAACCAAAGGTACTATGGTTGGTATGAAATCCGGCGGCAAAGCCTGTTAAGGATTTCATCATGGCTACAAGACTGGCAGACGACGAAACGTATTTGAAGAAATACGATAATCTGTCGCGTGGTGACAAACAAGAGTTGGATTTAGCCAAACGCGCGCGTTTGAAAGAAGCGAAAGCAGAAGCCGATGCGGGCGACTCTCTTACTCAACGTGGCAAGGATGCAGCAGGGCGCGTTATTCGCTCTCTTGCAGGCTCCCCCAGCGCAAAACGACAGCAGGCTGAGTCGGATGCTTTGACTGCTAAACGTGAGTCCGAGCGCCAGCGTCGTTTGCAAGAAGCCAAAGATTCTGCCGAGTATAAAGAACGTGATCGCGCTGCTTATGGCAGTGACACTCCGGGCAAAATCAAAGACAATATGGTTGACATGAAAAAAGGCGGTAGGGTTTCCTCTGCTTCTAGTCGTGCTGACGGTATTGCTTTGCGTGGTAAGACACGCGGAAAGTTGATGTAATCATGATGGCCAGCCGTGGTATGGGGGACATCTCCCCCTCTAAAATGCCCAAGGGCGTCAAGAAAGCCCGGCGGGACGACACTGACTTTACCCAATACAAAGAGGGTGGGAAGGTCAAGGCAAAATACATGAAGTTTTCTGAAACCGGAAAGCCGATTGGTATGGCACCTGTGACAAAAGCTAAAGAGGGCGGCAAAGTAAAATCCAAGGTAAACGAAGCTGGTAACTACACCAAGCCCGGTTTACGTAAACGGATTTTTAACAGCGTCAAAGCTGCTGCTATTGTAGGCACTGGCGCAGGGCAATGGAGCGCGAGAAAAGCGCAAGTCATGGCTAAACGGTATAAAGCCGCAGGCGGCGCGTATCGTGATTAAAGCCCCACAGCAATCCCTGAAAAACTGGGGCGACCAAAAATGGAGAACCAAAAGTGGAAAACCGTCTAGTAAAACAGGTGAGCGATACCTTCCAAGCGCTGCGATTAAAAGTCTCAGCCCTAGTGAATACGCTGCAACAACGCGTGCGAAACGTGCTGGCAAAAAAGCCGGAAAACAATTCGTAGCGCAACCAAAAACAATCGCAAAGAAAACAGCAGGATTTAGATAATGGCCGTCTCAGGAACCACTGCATTTAATCTTGACCTCACAGAGATTGTTGAGGAAGCGTTTGAGCGCGCTGGTTCTGAGATGCGCACGGGCTATGACTTGCGTACTGCAAGACGAAGTTTGAATCTTCTATTTGCTGATTGGGCTAACCGTGGCTTAAATATGTGGACGTTTGAGCAGGGGACTATTACCTTGGTTGCTGGCACTGCCACATACAATTTACCAGCAGATACAGTTGATCTAATGGAGCATGTCATACGCACGGGCGCGGGGAGCGCATCGACTCAGGCAGACCTGACCATCACACGTATTAGTGTTTCTACCTATGCAACCATTCCAAACAAATTGCAACAGGCCAGACCTATTCAAGTGTGGATTCAGCGCCTTCAGGACATTCCTACTATTACCGTTTGGCCTGTTCCTGATAATTCACAAACGTACACATTTGTATACTGGCGTTTACGCCGCATAGACGACGCAGGAACTGGCATTAACACGATGGATGTCCCATTCCGGTTCTTACCCTGCATGGTAGCGGGCTTGGCCTACTACTTGGCCTTGAAGGTTCCCAATGGGGCTGAGCGCCTGCCCGTACTAAAACAGCAGTATGACGAGGCTTGGGACTTAGCCTCTACGGAAGACCGTGAGAAGGCTTCGGTTCGCTTTGTACCGCGCCAGATGTATATAGGAAGCGGTACTTGAAATGGGCAATAGGTTTGCTTCTGGCAAGAACAGCATCGCCATGTGCGATAGGTGTGGCTTCCGGTTCAAATTAACGGCTCTACGCAAAGAGGTCATTAAGACCAAGACGTACAACTTGCTGGTGTGTGATAGCTGCTGGGATCCCGATCAGCCTCAGTTGCAGTTGGGCATGTACCCGGTGGATGACCCACAAGCTGTACGCAACCCGCGTAGGGACACAACGTATGTGACTGCAGGGCCAAATGCAACGGGCCTCCCTACAGGTGGCAGTCGAGACATTCAATGGGGCTGGAATCCAGTTGGGGGTGCCAGCAGTTTTGATACAGCTTTAACACCAAACTACTTGGTTTCTAGAGCAATTGTTGGTACAGTAACGATATCTTAAGGAGCTAATTATGGCGTACGTAAAATCAGCTGACGGCGTTGCCTCAAAAGGCAAAACAAACGTCAAAGTCTTCCCCAATAGCGGCCCCACAAAAGGCACTGACAAGGGCGGCAAAAAATCTTCTGGTGTGACCGGCGAAGCGATGATGAAAGTCGGTCGCAACATGGCACGCGTAAACAATCAACGTGGAGGCTAATCATGCCCAAAGTTAACAATCTCCCCGCTTCTGCCTACGCAAAGCCCCATACTATGAGTGGTAAGACCGTAAAAGCAACCACGATGCCCGGAAAAGATTCTGGCCTTGAAACTTTGGCAGCTATGCAGCCGCGTATGAGTGTTGGCATGTACAACAACTCACAAGGCCGAGAAACTGTAAAAGAAACGGGTATTGTTACTCGTGGTAACGGTGCGGCTACCAAAGGTATAACGGCTCGCGGCCCAATGGCTTGAGGTTTATATGGCAACACTAGGTGCGTTGACTTACTCCCAATTGGTGGCTGCGGTAACTGCTTACACGCAGAATACCTTTGACACGACTGACATGAACACCATGATTCAGCAGGCGGAGCAGCGCATCTATAACTCAGTGTCATTAGCCAATCTGCGTAAGACATCTACCACATCTTTAACGCCGAGTGTCCAAACCTTCAATGCGCCTACAGACTTACTGTCCGTGTATTCGTTTGCAGTGATTGACGCAACCGGAAACTATATCTACTTGCTCAATAAAGACCCAGCGTTCATGCAAGAGGCGTACCCTAATCCAGCTACCACTGGAACGCCGAAGTACTACGCAATCAATGGCCCATCCTCACCTGTGACGCGCCTGCAGTTTATTCTGGGGCCTACTCCCAGCGCCGCATTAGCAACAGACTTGAGTTATTTCTACATGCCTGAGACTATTGTTACTGCGACTACTACATGGCTGGGCGACAACTTTAGCTCTGTGCTGTTGTATGGGACACTGGTTGAAGCTAACACCTACATGAAGGGTGAGCAAGATATGACGGCTATGTACAATCAAAAGTACATGGAAGCATTGGCACTCTTGAAGAACTTGGGCGATGGCAAACAGCAAACCGACACTTACCGCACTGAATCAAGGGTCACACCGCAATGAGCATAGTTCAGACCCAGACCACAAGCTTTAAAGCAGAGCTTTATCAAGGCGTACACAACTTAACTACGAACGTTATTAAGATCGCCTTATATACAGCTTCTGCTGATTTGAATGAGACAACAACGGCATATTCCGTGAGTACGCCCGGACAAGTAGCTAACACGGGCACTTACGTTGCTGGTGGGGCAATACTGACGCCCATTACGGTATCGTCTTCTGGGTATACCGCTTATGTGGGGTTTCCAAATATTTCATGGACAGGGGCTATTACGGCTCGATGTGCGTTAATTTATAACGATACAGTTGTTGGTAAGCCGTCCATAGCGGTTTTGGACTTTGGTTCAGACAAAATATCTACGACCACGTTTACAATCACAATGCCTGCCAACACATCAACAACAGCGTTGATTCGCAGTTCGTACTAAGGATAACAAATGCCTACTACTCCAACCGCGCTACTAGGCTTAGCTCTACCCGTTCAAGGTGAGCTGGATGGTCAATGGGGCAATGTTGTTAACAATCAAACAACCAGCTATTTGGACATTGCGATTGCTGGTACACAGACATTGTCTACGGATGCTGACGCTAACCTTGTTCAAACACTAGGCACAAATGCGGCCACCAACATTGGTGCAACTACAGCCCAGTACGCCGTTATTAGGTGGACAGCAAGCAACGGCGCAACGACACGCTACGTTTATGTACCTAATACCAGCAAAACATACGTAGTTATCAACGACGGTACAGGCATAGTTGGTTTACGTGTAACCGGCACACTAACGGGCATAACGGTTGCCGTTGGAGAAAAATGTGTTGCTGCTTGGAATAATGGCGATTTTGTAAAGATTTCTACAAGTACGGCTGGTACAGTGACAAGCGTAGCGGCAACAGTGCCAAGTATTTTTAGCATTGCAGGCAGCCCAATTACTACTAGTGGTACTTTGGCAATGACCTATTCTGGGACTCCCTTACCCGCTGCTAATGGCGGCACGGGGGTAGTCAATAATGCTGCAATGACGGTGACGGGTTCAGGCAACTTTGCGTACACACGAACTTTGACAGGGATAACCAACGTCACGTTCCCCACAACGGGAACTTTAAGCACTTTGGCTGGCACAGAGACGCTCACCAACAAGACACTAACAAGCCCAACTCTAACAACTCCGGCACTCGGTACGCCCGCAAGTGGAGTATTGTCAGCTTGCACAGTTGATGGCACAAACAAAGTTGGCTATCTCAACATTCCGCAGTCAGGCTCTTCCAAGACAACTTCATATACTCTTGCTGTAACTGATGTGGGTGAGTACATCTTGCTTGGCGCAAGCGGTGCAATTGTAATTCCTGATGCTACCTTTGCGGCGGGCGATGCCGTCACCATCTTTAACAATACCGCCAGCACAGCCACAATCACTTGCTCGATCACAACGGCGTACATTGCAGGTACATTTACTGACAAAGCCACAATGACCTTGGCGGCGGCAGGTGTAGCAACTGTATTGTTTATCACCAGCACCCTGTGTGTTGTTTCTGGAAACGTGACCTAATATGAGTTCAACACAGCAACTACTACTGGGCGAAGGTGCGGGCGTAGCCGCCCCTGTTTATATTGAGGACGTGTTCAGCACATGGCTCTACACAGGCAACGGCTCTACGCAGACCATTACCAATGGTATTGACTTGTCTACCAAGGGTGGGTTGGTTTGGATTAAAAGACGTAATGGGGTCTATAACCATGTACTTTATGACACAAGCAGAGGTGTAAATCTATCTTTATCATCAAACACAACTGGCGCTAATGTAAACCAAGCACCTGATGGCGTTTCTGCGTTTAATACTACTGGTTTTTCTTTGAATGGAAATTCTCATTTAGACAACAACACTACAGGCACATACGCCTCATGGACATTCCGAGAGCAACCAAAATTCTTTGACATTGTGACGTATACGGGAACAAACGGAGTAAGAACGATTAACCACAATCTCGGTTCTGCGGCTGGTTGCATTATGATTAAATGCACAAGTACAACATCAAACTGGATGGTGTGGCACACATCAATTTCTGGTCAAAATAATCTTTATTTGAACGCAACCGATGGAACTTCTACGGTAGCGGCTGACCCAATTTCAGTTGATGGTTGGCCTTCAAGCACTTCAACAACAACATTTACTGTTGACTCTGGTACTGACAGTTGCAATACACTCGGAGAAACTTACGTAGCTTACCTTTTTGCTTCCAACGCAGGTGGCTTTGGTCTGACTGGTTCAGACAATGTGATTTCGTGTGGGTCGTTTACGACTGATGGCAGTGGTAACTTTTCCGTAAATTTAGGGTATGAGCCACAGTGGGTGTTGATAAAAAGCACAGACTTTGTTGATAGTTGGTATTTGATTGATGTTATGAGGGGTATGAGCCAAACCAATACCAACACACTACGACCCAACACTAGCGGGGCAGAATCTGCATATGCACAAGGGTACTGCACGCCAACGGCCACTGGATTTACTGCTACAACGCCGGGCTTATTTACAGCCTCCAAGAATTTCATCTACATAGCCATCCGCCGTGGCCCGATGAAAGTGCCTACGTTGGGTACGAGTGTTTTTGTGGCAGAGACATATAGCGGAAACGATACGCTAAACAGGGAATTTAGTGTAGCTCCTGTGCAGTATTCTGATTTATCTTGGTTTATTAGTAGAAACTACCCAACAGTGCCAGTCAGTATAAGTTTTGTAGATAGATTACGTGGGTCACTTCCAAAACTATGGACGGGAGGCACTAGCAGTGAAAGCACTTCACAGGCATCTGTTAGTTTTGGAAATAAAATGGAAGCCATAGTAATCGCAACTACTGGCAATTTTTCAGGCTTAAATGAAAGTGGTACTTCTTTAGTTATGTACAACTTAAAACGTTCTCCCAGCTTCTTTGATGAGGTTTGCTATACGGGAGCTGGGTCGGGTACAACCGTAAGCCACAACTTGGCAGCAGCACCCGATTTGATAATTACAAAACGCAGAGACAGCACTTCTGATTGGGGTGCTTTTCATACTTTTACCTCGACCCAAAATGGATACAACTATCTAAATTTAACTAACGCAGGATTTAATGCTACTTACGGAACCTCTAGTAGAGCATTCCAAAGCCAGCCAACCTCAACGCAGTTTGTTACTGGTGGTCAAGCCCAAATAGACACTTCCGGTGGAACTTACGTAGCCTACCTCTTCGCTACCTGCGCCGGTGTATCCAAAGTCGGTTCATACAGTGGTAATACAAGCAACATTGTTACGGTCAACTGCGGCTTCACTGCTGGGGCAAGGTTTGTTTTAATCAAGCGCACCGACAGCACAGGCGACTGGTATGTTTGGGATTCGGCACGGGGGATTACATCCGGCAATGACCCATACTTGTTGATAAACTCGACCGCCGCTGAAGTCACAGGTACTAACTACGTTGACACAGACACGACAGGTTTTAAGGTAACAGCCGCCGCACCAGCCGCCTTGAATGCCAGTGGTGGCACATACATTTTCTTGGCAATAGCTTAAGGAATCAAAATGCAAATACGAATTCGCGCAACAGGTCAAGTGCTTCTCCAACATGAGTGGGAAAAGTGGGTTGCCCAGACCTACGCCAAATCCTTGAGTGGCATTACCGACGAGGCTGTAAATCGCTTTGAGTCAGACATTGTGTTTGAAGGCCCACAAGCCCAGCCTACACGTTATCAGGTGGCGTTCCGCGATGGCGTAGCGCAAGACGAACAAGGTCGTTGGTTCACTAAGTACAGCGTAGCTGACATGGATGCCGATGCTATTGCCGCTAAAGACGCAGGTCAGGCTACAAGTGTACGCAGCCAACGTACAGAAAAACTTAAAGACAGCGACTGGACACAAGTAGCTGATTCGCCCGCAAATAAAGTTGTGTGGGCTACATATCGCCAAGCATTGCGTGACATCACGGCACAAGCAGGGTTCCCTTGGGATATAACTTGGCCTAGCGCCCCCTAATCATGTGGGACTGGGCTGAAGCAGTCATTGCCGCAGCCTGTGTAGTCTGCTTCATCATAGCGGGCAGTTATATTGTTCTTTGGGCATTTCCGTGATTGATCCCATAAC